TTACTTTATCCACGATTTCCTCTATTTGTTGGTTTGTTAAATTAGTCACCTAGACCTCTCTCAGCTTTTTTCTCTTGAAGTTCAATCTCGGTGATTCTCATTTTTTCGGCATATGACATACCAAAAACTGATTGATAAAAATGGTCTCTAGGATTTACACTCTGATAAGCTAACAATAAGTTATCAAAGTTTACATCTAAACCATCATAATATTCGGGGTGTTCTTTTTTAAGTTGAATATGGTCTTTACAGAATTGTATTCTATTATCGTGTTTATCATTCTCTTTTTCAAACAACGATTTCTTTTTAGACAATTTAATGTCTTTTTGTTTTGCTACATCAAACTCAGCAAACAGAGTTTCTTTTGTATAATTAAACGACATAATATATAACCTCCCAAGTTATTTTCTTACTATAAAGGAAAACGTTGGAAATGTCAAGCTTCCAATAAATCGCATAAAATCACGCTTTTTGTACATATTTAAGCGCCTAGGATGCACCAGGATTGACGAATCAACCATTTTGTGTACTGGTGTTCACCTCTGGAAATGGGAAATTGTATTGTTCCTCAACTCCAGATTGTTCTAATTTATGCTCTTCTTCTAGCCAAGTCTCAAAATCCTTGACTTCTTTTTCCTTGTAGGCAACAACTTCGTCAATTAATTTAATTGCACCAGGTGTATCGCCTTCAACCAATTTTGTTTTAACCTTTTTTAGGTCATCAATCATTGCTAATACTTCGTTCATTAGACTTTCCTTCCTGCTGTTTTCAGGTCTGTTTTATTTACCACCATATATGGTCCTTTATTATATGCTGGCACTACGGTAAAATTCTTTGAGGCCTCAATCTTCCAACTATTATCTGGTTTGATACCATTACCTATTGCATTTGATAATTCTGGTTGTGGTTGAATATCTGATAAGTCTGTTGTAGGATAATAACCCTCATTAATACTTATATTCCTAGATTTAATAATGTGGCCATCATCACCTACATTTAGGCCTAGTGACCTCATCCACTTTATATGCTTTTTCAAAGCAATCTGATATAGTTCTTGTTTACTTAATTGTTTTTTTGGCACTTTGGTCCTCACTATTCATTAATAAGACAACATAGTGTACAGCTTTAAGTAAGTCTTTTCTATTACGACCATCTTTTTTACCATACCTACATAGATACTTGATTGCATTAGCTTGACAAAAATCTTTATCAATACCAATGTCTCTTAATAAATCTTGAACCTGTGTGCCTTTAGACACTTGAGCATAGTGCTGACCATATGTTGACTTAATATAATCGCCTATCTCTTTTAGTATTTTATCTTCATTGTATTTCATAATTATATTCCTAACGCTTTTATAACATCTTCCTCTGTATTTGGCAACCTTTTTCCAGATTGTACCCAATCAGCCATTTGTTCAAAGTTAAATGCCTCGTCCATTTTACCTTCTTTTTCCAAGACCTTTTGTGCAAGTTTAAAAAACTTTAGTGTACCCATTTCTTGAGTCATACCCATTTCTGGTCTTGATTGAAATTTACCTGGTCTTTGATTTGACATATTTAACCTTTCTGCTAAAGTCATCTAAATGATTCAAATTAGCGTGTGAATTATTTTTAATTGCATAAACAAGTGTTGCTGTATGTTCAACAATTGTTTTATCAAATAGTTCTTTGGCCTCTTGATAAGTTTTAACAATGGTCTTTGTGGTCTTATTCAATGGACGCCACTCAACAACAGAATAACTATCTGCATTGTCAATTATATCTTGTTCCCAAGGATTTGGTTTATTAGGCTGTGTCATTATTTGCCTTAATAGACTTCTCTATATCCTTATCGTATTTTTTATTTCTTTTTATCATCTTGTTAAGAATTTTCTTAACGTCTCTTGTTAGATATAACATATAAACTAACATTACTAAAACAAGAGCAGATAAACCTAGATTTACTAAATCATTCATTATTTCCACCATTCGTTTTCAAGGTTAATTTGTACATCAACATCTGACTTTTCTTTTTCAGTAAGGTTATCTTCTATCTGGTCAAAATAACACCAGTAAGTTCCACCATCACCTGAATAGGTCACAGCACCAGTATAACCTAGTGAAGTGTCATATGTTTTTGCATTTAAGGCTGTATCATTTTCAGCCGCTATATCGGTTTTTTCTGTAGCGATACCGATATTGATTATCTCACCAGTTCTACCGTGATTACCGATAATCTTGTCGCCTACATTAATTATCATTAGCGTGTCCTCCTACTTGTTGATTTAAATGTTTATGTGTAAATTGTGCCGTCAAAGATGGCGCAAAATCGTATTTGAAGAATTGTCTACCGTTCCACAACTGACCATAATCATTGAACAATGCATTATCGCCCATAGCTGTTTCACCAAAAACATCTTCGTAAGTTTCATAATACTTATCACCGTGTATCATTTCTACTTTAGAGTTACCTGTACCATTTACAGCGTCCTCTTTGTAGTGTTTATCACAATAGGCTTTTACTTTAGCCTGAAATTCTTTATCGTTCAACCTGTTAAGTTGACTTAAAGGTACATTTCTAAAAATAGTATGGTAAATAAAAAACCATTCTGTATCTTCTTCGTCAAAGTATTCTCTACCGTAAACTAAATTTAAACTTGAACCTTTTGTCATTATGCTAAAGCCTTTGCGTCTTCCATTGCGAAATATAAAACGTCATCAATGTTGTTATCATCAATATCAATTAAGTTAAGATTATCAACTTTAGATATATCAGACTTTGCCTTATCAGCGGTAATTTTACCATCTGTATAAGATTTTAATATATCACTAACTTGTTCGTCAGCGACTTCTGTATAATAGCTTTTTACTTTTGCCATAGTGTAGTCTCCTTTTGGTTATTATTAATTATTATATCAAAGATTTGTAATAGAGTCAAGAGATTTCTTTTCTTGGCTTCTTTTATTCTCTCTGTTAGTGTTTTTTTCTTTATCATATACAATTATAATATCATATCCACCATAGAAAGCAAGCACTTTTTTTACTTTTTTTGAATTTTTTTTATGAGACCAGGCAACGATTACCGAGGTTGTATGTTCTGGTTTTGTTCTACTTCCAGTTTTGTAGTACCCAAGACACGTCTGATTCGTGAGGGTTGGGGTTTCCGTGAAACACGGCCACCAACGATTCGTAAGACATTTCAAAAGTCCAATCTGACTTACTAAATCTTGGCTCTTTCCTAGAGTACCACTTATACGAAAATGTCCACTCATTTGGCATATATTGTAAGTTGGTATGGTCTTTCATAAATTCATAGGTCACATTCTGGTCACCTTGATGTTTACGCCATCTTGGTCTGTCTTCATAGTATCTGTACCATACAGCTGGTGTCATAATAGTATTATTAAACTTCATTATAGAAGAATTAATACCTGTATGACCTGTGAAATCGTGTAAAGCACCAAAGGTTTCTGTATCACCAAATTGAGCCATTTGATTGATGTTCTTTAAGATTACTACATCTAAATCCATATATAGATTTTCACCAACTAGACCACTATCTGGATGAAATAGTTGTAGTTTATTCCACCAACCAATCTCATCATCTAAAGGAAACTTTCTAAAATCTATGTCGCCTTTTACTATTCTATGTAGTGAGGTGCTATCTGTAAAACATATGAAATTATGTTTTATTGTTAGGTGTCTTTTGACCATATTGTACAATTTCTGTACGTATTCTGGCCTATATTTGTTGCCATAATAAACGCATACAAAATTCATCTTACAACATCTTTTTAAAATTAAATGCTACAGATATTCTTTTCTCTGTCTCATTTAAATTTGGTAATACACCGTGAGTTAAGAAACTAGGAAATAGATACATAACACCTGCTTCTGCTTTGCAAGTACAATGTATGTTTGTTCTAGGGTGGTTATTTTTATCTTTTATATGTTGGTCCCAATATGCCTCTAATTCTGTAGCAGCTGGACTAGTAAACATTATATCACCACATTTTTCTGGTGTTTGTATATAATATACACCTGAAAATATACAACCTGCGTGTCTATGGTCTTGGTTGAAATCTTTGTACCCATTTATATTAAACCATAGATTATCTAATTTTACTCTAGGAAAACCTAATTCATTTGATAAATTATTACCTTGTTCTTGTAAAAATGCAAATAAAGGTTTTAATCTTTTATGATATTCAAAGTCAATGTCTTTTGATTGAAAACCACCCTCGTTAGATACTAAACGACCTTTAGGGTTTTGTGTATTCAATCTACCCTCATTATCTTTACAAAAATCTAAAATATAATTTGCCATCAAATCATTATCTAATTTTGATTTTGTCACCTTAATAGGTGTTGTAAACATATCAAAAGTACCTTCTTGTATCATTATTTAATCTGGTCCTGTATTTGTTTTGGTTCTAGTTTATTGTTTGGTTGTTGCATTAACATTTCATAAGCAGTACCATCAGCAATCTCTGATAATTTAAACTGATTATCTACAACCATTTTCAACCACTCGTTTACCGTCTTATGTCCAGGTCTCAATGGTTTTGCAATCTTACCTATGTGTTGGCCTGCAATAAAACTTACAATATTTCTTTTGTGTGCAAATACAGGTGTCATATTTAAGATAGCGTCAATAGCTGATAAAGACATATTAGTTACCAATGCGTGAGCACCTTGTAAATCTGTTTTAATATCTGTATTCCAAAACTCATTTCCTGGTCTTGGTTTATTTCTAAACTTAATTGGCAATCCTTCGTGTTCAGTTCCTTTTAAAAACTCATTAATTTGGTGTGTTGCAATCTCTACCCACTTTTCTACTGAACAACCATTTACGTGAAACGTTACCGTAGGTGATGATGGTGCCAATAAAATATGTTTTGGTTTACCTGTGTCCCAACCTTTAAACTGACAATCAATGCCTTCGTGTTCTAATTGTGATAATCTTTTACCATCGCCAACTTTACCTCTAATTGTGTGTAAATTACCTTTTGCAATTCTAATATAGAATCTATCCCAATCTACAATTGGTTCTGGATAACGTACAAAGGGAACATTTAAATATCCTACATCTACGTACCACCATTCTTTACCAAGGTGTACGCACTCTCTAATTAATTCTGTATTTTTACCACCTAAACCCCAAAAGAAGTGTATCTCTTTGTCTTCATCTTGCCAACCCTTTTCAATTGCTGGCCAAATCTTATGAGATAAACATTTATCCCAATTCATTTTATGCGTTATAATCATCTAATAATCTCCTGTGTACTTCGCCACTATTAATCTCTTCTTGTTTCCATTGTGTATAGGCACAATCATACAACCATTGTTTTCTATCAAACTTACATTTTATACTATCTTCACCTATAATGTCAAGCTTGTGGTAACTAACTGGCCAAGCGTGTGATGTTTTTGATAAGGCAACCGTTGGTATACCCTCACAAACACTTTCTACTAATGCGTTGCTTGAATATGAAACAACTACTCTTGCACCATCTAAATCTTTTTGAAACCCACTACCACCGTTTGTTTCATTAAAATCATCATAGTTTGTACTATATATAATTTTGTTTTTGATACCAGCTTCTCTAAATCTTGTAAAGAAACCACCTTTTTGACCACCCTCTGGTTTTATATTACCATATTTTTTTAAAAATCTAGGATGAAATCTAACCTTAATAGGTTCTTTTGTTAATTGTGCGATTCTTTTCATTACCATATAAAGATAGTTAAGATAATTCCATTGTGTACCTCTAGCCTTTGTGTGTACAGGTAGTTTATCTTGCATATCTGCTGTATATAATTGATTCAAACTTGTATCGGTAGGGTTTTGTAAACAAAGTAGAATATAATTACCCTCACTACGCCAAGGTTTAATTTCAATACCTTGTTCTTCTTGTATCATTTTCCATCTATCAGGTGAAGAGTTTTTATTTTTGAATATTCCTCTATCATAAGTGTAATCATTTAAGCCAACTCTATAATAATAATTAGGGTCACCAACTTTTATGTTTCTTCTAAACGTAGCACCCTCAAATACTAATACAGGTTTTTTTGTTTCTGTAATATAATCATATTGATTTTTATAATCTTTAAAAACACCTTTAACACCTGTGGTCACATATGCCTTAGCGTGTTCTAGGTGTAAACGGTCTTCAAACTTAGCGTATTTGTAATCTGCGTGATTAGGAAATTGAAAAAAATCACCCTCTCTAAATGAGCCCCAAAAACCAACTATCATTGTAACCTCTTAACAACTTCGTGTGCAATACCATTTTTAATTTCTTCCATAGTAAATTGACAACTTAACAAACTATCAATCCACTTTTCAATAATATCTCTATCAGCGTAATATGGTTTTTCTATTTTAGATAAATCATTTTCACCAATAGCATTTGCTTGTGATACTTTATCACAAAATACTGGTACGCCATTCATAACTGCTTCAATAGCCGCTGTTGATTGCATTGTTACCATTGCGTGGCAACCTTCTAATTGTTCTATTAAAGATGTCTTACTATCTTTTTTTCTAACAATAATTTGTCTGTCTGTATATTTTCTTAATTGTGTAATTACTTTATCTAACCAACCTTGTTCATCTATATTATACAATCTGCAAATTGCTTTTGTAGGTGGACATATTAGAATATACGTACCAAACTTCCAACTATTAAACGTTATTGGTTTATATTTTTCTATTCTTTTCTTATCTGCATTTGTCAACTCAACTAATTTATTAAGTTGCATTTGATTTTTTACTACTCTGTATAATTGACCGTATTGACCTGGTCTGTAATCTCTTGTTGCGTGAAAGTATGCGTGGTCCATATAATAGAATTCGTGGTTTCTTCTCTGACATTCCCATATTATCTCTTCACTACCTCTTAAAGTACCTACAACAGCAAGAGGATTAGTAGTCCACTTTTCCCAATCAAACGTTGGCCAACTACCTTTTTCAAATGGTGGTATTTTTTCTCTGCTGTTTCTATGTACTATTTTTGAAAAGGCAACAATGTACCTATCTTTAGCACCAGAGCCTGTACAAAAACCCTCTATCATTCTATATCGCAACACTCACCATAATGGTCTAACCATTCTTTTGAATAATCACAATCTCTATATTCGTTGAACCAAGGTCCACCCTCTGTATAGTGAATATTCTTTACATCTTTCTTATACTCATACTCACCTGCTAACCAGTTCCATTCTAATGGTAATTCACCAATTAAGTTATCATCTGCTAACCATTTAAATTGATGTAATTGTAAACCTGTGGCTGTGTTAACATAGTCTGGTGTTAATGCTGTACATTTATCACAATTCATTAACATAAAACTAGACCAGTTCTTTTTAGGATATTTTGTTTGTACTTGACCTAAAAACTTTGTATCAGTTCTTGGTACATAATCGTGTTTACAAACTTGAACGGCATACTTCTCATCACGTAATCGCCATAATTCAGCAATATCACCTAGCATTAATTGGTCACAATCCATAAAAACTGCCCAGCCTTTATAGTTTGTAAGATGAGGTACAATAAATCTACTAAAACTAAATTCAGTTGATTCTATATTACTTCTTTCTCTTGTAAAATTATCTTTGATATTAGGTAAATATATTGGTGTAATTGAAACAGGTCTTGTACTATTCTTTAAAATACTATAAGATAATACGTTGAACGCCACCTTTTCTTTACTATCATAACCAATAAAAACTTTAATCATATGCTACAATTCCCATAACCGGTGTTTTAGTTTCTAAATCAAATATTTCATCTACTTTCATTCTGTACCATTTACCTGGTTCAGGTTTAAATTTAAATTTACATAGTTCAGCTTCATCATCTTGTACTCTTCTTGTCTCTTCAATACGTTCATTTTCAAACCATTGATTCCAAAAACGCCATTGATTATCTTCAAACTGAACAGGATAAAAATACATTTCTTGTATATTCCAATCTAAAAACTTATCCATATTAGTACCAATAAAGTAATAAACTTTAGTTCTATCTGGTAATAATGCACTTTTAAATTCTTGTTTTACCCAATCTTTTAAATCATCTTCTACTTTGTGATAACTAAACTCTTTTTTATATTTCTCATACTTGCCATCAATTGGTTTACTTTTTACCACATCTAACTTTTGTATTAGTTCTTCAGGTATAGGTTTAATATCTGAACATTCTTCTACATATGAATTGTATATCATACTCTAGCCTCCGGACTTCTCATTAGTTTTTTCCTTTTAGGACCTTTTATATGGTCGTAAACTGGTCCTAATATAGACCTTGCTTGAACGTGTCCTACTTTACCGTCACCAATGTCTCTGTTTACAACACCATTTTTTTCAAATCTTTTTCTTACCAAGTCCCAAATATAACTATCGTGTTGTTCTTTTTCTTTATATATTAGGTCTTCGTTATACATCTTTTGCATTTCAATAGCATAGTTTATCACCTCTGGATGTTTCATATTGAAATATAAAAACCCACACTCACTATAATGATTACCTCTACCTAGATAAGTCATCATTGCATTATCATTATGTATATGTTTTTTAACCCAATCTTCATCAATCATTTTGTAAAATACACTATCAGCGTCAATACAAATTAGACCTGTATAATCTTCGTTAGTAATAATCTCGTTTGTATATGCATATACTTTATAACTAAATCTGACACCATCATTTATATAACCTGATGGTGTATCTGCAACAGGCTTTGTTTTGTTTCTGTTTACAAACTCCTCGCATTGTGGTATTTCATCAAAGGTACTTTTGATAACAATATCTGAATTAGGTATATCGTTTAAGTCTTCACTATAAACAATAAGATTAAATGGCCAGTTATAAGTTTCAAAAAACTTATGACCATATTGTTTATACAACTTCTTATTTAATGTGGTAACTACGCCTATCATCTTGTAAATACGGTTTCTTTTCTATAATTTCCTCTACGAAAATATTTAATTGATATTAATATATTCTCAACATCTTTTGCGTATTCTTTTTCAGATTCATTTCTTAATGGTAATTCTAAACATATAACGGTGTTATGTTCACTTAATAATTTCAAACTACCTAATACAATTTCTTTTTCGTGTTCTTGACAATCAACTTTTAAAAAGTCAATGTTTTGGTATTTAAATTTATTAATATAATCGTCTAGTGTTTTTACATCTGTTTTAAGTTCTTTTAATGCACTTTGTTTTAAAATTCTTTTAGAGTTGCCGTATTGTACACCGTGAGAGTTTAAACTAACATTACCACTTTCATCTGGACTTTGAAACAATGTGGCACCTACTTGACTTTTATTAGATAAGGCAACTTCTTCTAGTTCCCAATTAGTAAAGCCTTCCATATTTCTTTTATAACAAGCTATGTTATCTGGATGTGGTTCAAACGCAACAACCTTTTCAAATTTTTTTGCTAAGTCTTTGGACCAGAAACCAATATTACCACCTACGTCTAACGCAAGTTTTAAATTTTTACAATATGATGTAGCATAATCTCTTTGTTCTTTTTGATACTGAAAATTACCATCGTGGTCTTGCGTTATGTGTTCTTTGTAATGTGTGTCCCATTCAGGTAGCCACCAAGTTTTCTCTAGTTTCACTTATCACTTCCTATCTTTTGTATAAAATAACTATCAGCAATATCTGAAATAGGATTACCTACCTTTTCTGTATCAAATATCTTTTTCAAGTCTAGTTTAGTTTCTTTTTTAAATGCTTCATACATCATATCTTTATCTGCGTTACCTTTTCCTGTTGCACCTTTTTTAACCACACTAGGCACAATCGTGTCATAAGGTATTTTATTCTCCATAAGTCTATACTTTAATAGACCACAATTTTCAGCTATCTGAAATAATCCTTGGCCTTTTGAACCAAAGGAATATCCTTCTATATAAACTTTTGGATTAAGTAGTGGTGAAATAATATCTAAAGCAAAGTCTGATATTTGCTTGAATCTTTGAATAGGGTCAGTCCATTCTTTATGTTCATAACCAATTATATCTTCACTCATTTGTCCAATCCACTTCTTCTTATTAGTTAAATAGAAGAACATTAAGTTGCCATTATTAACACAAATAGCCGGACTTGTTAAACTATAATCAATTCCAACTATCGTCTTCGTCTTTGTTTGTCCAGATTTCATCATCTTCCTCGCCTACTTCAAATCCACAAAATGGACAAGTTGCAGGATTCATATCCTGCTGTTCTAAATCCCATTCTATGGTATATTTAGTCTCGCAATTTTGACAAGCTTTCTGGACTTTTTCTTTCATTATAGTTTAAACTTTTTAAATTGGTCTTTCTTAACGTCTTGTTTAATACCACCAATTACATAACTTTCAATTTCTGTTTCTTGAGGAGCATTTTGAGTTGACCTACTATTTAACCAATGTTCTACCCACGGAAGTGGATTTGTTTTTTGGTCGTATTTTGGTTCTAGGCCTATGCCTTTCATTCTTCGGTTCGCCATATATTCTACAAATTGGTGTAATAGTTTTTCTGATAAACCAATCATACTTCCTTTGGAAAATAGATATGTTGCCCAACGTTTTTCCTCCTGTACAGCTTCATCATACATTTTATAAACTTCTTTTTCAGTATCCTTAATAACCTTGTTCATCACTTTGTCATTTTCGTGGTCTCTGTAATTATTAATTATTCTTTGAGACATTGCTAAATGTTGTGATTCATCACGAGCAATAAATGAAATAATCTTAGCAGAGCCTTCTAATAGTTTTAATTCACCAAAAGCAAACGAACAAGCAAATGATACATAGAATCTTAAACCCTCTAGTATGTTTACCGTTACCAATGCTTTCCATAATTTCTTCTTTAATTCATATTCATCAACACTATCTTTATTTAAATGCCACTTATAACCTGTATCAATTAGGTCATCATAAGTTTCAGTAATAGTCTTAGCTCTTCTTTCAATCTTCTCATCACCAATAATAGTATCAAACACTTCATTAGGGTTTGCATATAAATTTTTAATGATGTAAGTATAACTTCTACTATGAATAGTCTCAATGAAATCCCAGGTAACAATACAGCCTTCAATCTCTGGTAAAGAAACAAAAGGTAAAAATGCAAGACAAGGTCCTCTACCTTGAACACTATCTAACATAGTTTGATACTTTAGATTAGCTGTAAAGATAAACTTTTGTTGTTCAGATAGTTCGTGATAATCGTTTCTATCTTTCTGCAAAGATACCTCTTCAGGTCTCCAAAAGTAACCTAATTGTTGTTGATTTAGTTTATCAAATATAGGATATTTCATATCACTATATTGTTGTACTTGTAAATCCTCACCAAAAAACATAGGTTGTTTTGTGAAATCTAAATCTTTATTTGTATTAAATACACTTCTTGCCATTTTTAGTCCTTACTTTCTTTTAAATCATAAAAAAAACTATCGTCATCACCTGCTGTCCACTTTTGTTCTCCTTCTACACTATACTCCTTTGTGGACACTTTGAAGTCTGGAAACTTCAACTCGCTAGGAGTATAAGACTTATCATAAAAGATAACTCTGTTGTTAGGTTGAGCGGCAAAATGGCCGTTCTCTAACTTTAATATATTAAATGACTTATGTTGACTTGGTGTCTCACTATAAGATACATTTCTTTCTAAATT